TTTCTTCGCCGGTGCACCACCATTCATTACTGCTGGTAGATATTTGTCGAAAGCTGTACGTAGCTTTTCTGTTTGTGTTGATTCAAGTAGACTTTTCATTACTTCACGTTTGTCACCAGTCAAAGGATTCAGCAATTCGCTCATAACTTCCTTGCGTTGATTTCCTTCTTTGATTACACGTAGTTCACGATCTTTTTCTGCTACTTGTTGTTGTGCTTCTGCAACCACTCTTGCTGCTTGTTCAAGTTCAGATTCTCTGTTTAAAACTACCTTTAACAGCTTGGCAGTTTCAGTTTTTTCATTGAGGTGACTTGCAGCATATTCGCTGGCAAATGATTCAAAAATTCTGCGACCAAAGTCATTTCTACGAGCAGATTCGATGTCTTCTTTCAACTGTGTCATTTCAGCACGTAGGCTTTTTTGCACAGTTTCAGCTACCATAGAAGAAGCGCGACTGATGAAGTCTTTCTTGAGATTGTCAAACTTGGCTCTGCTTTCGCGTACTAATTTTACTTTAGTTTCGGCCAGGTCTTTCTTGTCTGTGTGGAATTCTGCGATTTCTTTCGCCAGTGCATCCACGATAAAAGATTCCAATTTTGTCACGTTGTCTGCTACTGCTCTACGATCTTCGTGTAGTTCTGCCAATTCTTTGTTAAGATTATTAAAGATAAACGATTCCATTGCTTTAGAATCGTCTTTCATTTTCTTAGCATACTTGGCACGGGCTTCAATAAGTCCTTGGCGATCTTCTGCCAATTCACCTAACTCTGCCTGTAGGCGATCTGTTAGCATAGCTTCTACAGCTTCTACCATTGCGCCTTTGTCATGCTCGTACTTCTGAGCAAATTCTTCACGTAGTTCAGCAGTTACTTGATCACGGTTTTCTTGAAGTCTGCTTTGCCAAGCAGAGTCAATTTCCGATTTGATTTCTTCGGAAATCACATTGTTTTCAAACAGTTGTTTTACGATGTCTAGCATGTGATTCTCCTACTGTTATTTGAGGCCTGAAATGATTTTTTTCAGACTCTCTGCTAAGTACTTCTGTGCCTGTGGGTCGCCTTGGACTTCTTTTGCTATTTTAAATGCCTGATAACCGCCTGTGTTATTCATTAAATGTTCGTATACTGGAGTTGGATATGCTCCCGGGGCGCTGGGTTGAGCTACAATATCAACTGTGATAATTTCAAAACCTTTGACATTACCACTGTCGTCAACATCCCCCGAACCTCTGCTTGATACACCCAACTTCACTCCCGACTGCAACATGGTCTGCACTAGCTGACCCATCGGAGTTGGAATTATTTTAAGTTTTCCGTAGCCGTTAGGACCATCCATCCACATCTTGGTAATCATATGACTAACACGATCTAGATTGATTTTTAAATCCTGTGGGTGATCTAATTCTCCGCAAACTGAGTATCCACCAGAGATCTGTTCGTTGAGCGTTTTGACAGCCCTGCCAATTTCTTGAGAAGAATAAACACGTTGGTTTGCATTGCGGATATCTCCCTGAATGCAAATACCGTTTAAATGCAGCGACTTGTTACCGTCGCTGCCTTCTTCGCTCTCCAAGACAATCTTAGCCTGATCATAACTCAATTGTTCACTGAGATAGTTTTTCACCTTGTTGTCCTATTATCTACGACCACGGAAAAGACCTGCGGCGCTCTTGTCAGCTGTTTCTTTAGCACCAGCTTTCTCTGCACCGTGACCTGGTTCTTTTGTAGAGAACGCATTACCGTTCTTTGCACCAGGAACATTTACGTTACCCATATTATCTACTTTAGGCTTGTTACCTGCTAGGCCGCCTGCTGTGCCTTTGTCGCTGGTATCTTCCATGCCAAACTTCAAAGATGCGCCGCCCATGTCATTTTTGCTGAATTTCATTCCGCCTGCAGAACCGTCAGCTTTTTCAGATTGACCTTTCTTTTCTGCACCGTGACCTGCTGGAACTTTTTCTACGTATTCACGTACAGTTTCTAGATCAAAATCGTCCTTCATTTTTTCATCGCCCATGTCGTCATCGCCCATGTCGCCCATGTCGCCACCGCCTTTGAGTTCATCAAATTTAGCTTGTAGTTCATCGACAATGCTGTCTAGGTCTTGGAATAGTTCTTCTTCGGACTTGTCGCCCATGTCGTCGTCACCCATTTCTAGATCACCTTCTAGGTCATCTGTAGGGTCGCCACCCATCATATCTGGGCCTTCTTCATCATCGCCTTCTTGGGCAAATTCTTCAAATTCTTCGTCGACTTTTTTCTCTTTGCTGTCTTCACCGTCTTCATCTTCGTCTTTTTCTTCTTCTTCAGCAATTTCGCTGTCGATCAAAGATTCGTAGATTTCACGTGATGCTGTAACCACGTACTCGTGGAACAGTTCTTCTGCTTTAGCTTGATCGTCGTTGACCAAATGCTCAAGCATCTGTTGTAATAGTTTATTATCGGCCATAGTTTATCTCCTCAAATGGTATGGGCTGTTGTTTATTTAACACACATATTACAAAATGATGTTAAATGGTAGTTTTTTGATTGATTTGGTCTGAATATATAGTATCAGGAAAACTTTTACTGAATTCGTCGTAATTGATATGACTGAGATTGGTCAAGGTAGGTCCCAGTTTATCTGGTATAAATGCTCCGGGTTCAACGACTCGGAAAAATTGTGTATGTCGGAATTCTTTGATTACTTTTTCAGTTTGGCTTAACCAATTTCCATGATAAGTAGCAGCATCTGTGCTTTTCTTATAGTTGAATGTGTTAGCATAGACGTTATTGAACTTACCGTCGATACCTTGATAGTCAAATCCAAAAATGTATATAGTCCTGTGTCCTTGTGTAGCTGCAAACCATAGGGCTGTAGGACCCGAGCTCCACCCTTTATGCGGATTGAAAAAATTTATGCCGTGCTTAGTTTGTATACCTTTATTGGGATTTGTCCACAGTTGATGTTTTTTATGATAGCCAGCTTCGACAATTTCATTGACCATTTTTACGTCTACAGCTATGAGATAGTGCGGCTCAAACTCTCGATACTGCGCATTACAGCCATATGTTATGCCTTTGGCCGTAAGAGATTTTAGGTTTAAGCACTGTCGGCTTATTCCGTTGCCTATGACAAACGCGGGATTATTGTGCAGGTGCTGCTTCTTCGCCAACTGGAGTTCCATACATTTGTTTTATAAATTCCAGTTCAGATTCCTGCTCTAATTGATGAGATTCGCTTTGTAGTCTCAATTTATTAATTTGACGCAGTGTAAGACGTATTTTTCTAGTATCTTTTTTGTCAATGATGCTGCTGTCTTTGCTGGAATCGTATCTACGATCTTGAGCAAAGTCGTTGTTTTTTTCATTGAAGTAAAAAAATTCGTTGAGAAGCATAATGTATTTATTACTGAACTGGTGCTTCTGGTGCTGCGGCTGCTCCGGCATCTGCGCCTGGTTCTGCAGCAGCTGCCATGTCTAACGGTGCTTCGGCTTCTTGAGATGCAACATCTGCAGACATGCCTCCTGGTGTTACACCCATACCTCGTAATTCGCTTTGTGCATCTAACGAAGGTTTAAGATTGGCACCGTTTTCTTCACGCCACATTCTTTCGTTTTCTTTGATCTCATCTTCAGATAATCCTAAGAAACGCTTTAATGCAAAACGCTTGCTGAGATGTGGAATTTGTACTACCTGTGCAAATGTAGCTGCTCGAGCCGTATCTAATTCACTTTGGCGATAGGCGGCAAAGTTCTGTGGCTGATTGAACTTGAGTTCGAATAAACTATTGTCAATATTCACACCTTGATCATTAAGCCAAAGTTTAAACTCGAGATCAAATGTTTCTACTATAATGCTCTGTAGACGTTTGCAGTATTCATTGAATCTCAATTCTTGAATATAAGCTGTGCCTACCTTGCCGTCGCTAACAGTGTTAGCTTGCTCATCAATTGCTGTTGGCAAGTAACTTGCTGGAATACGTAATGCACGGAACAGCTTGTTGGTAAAATAACGCAGGTCTGTGATTTCTCCTAGGTTAGTACCACCTGGTAATGTTTCAACTTTGCTGCCACGGCCTTCTGCTGTTTGCGGAAAGAAGTAATCTTCGTTTACACTTAGAGGATTATAACTGGCGTCTATGACGTTGGCTCCGCCACCTGTTGAGCTAGGAATACGTCTTTGTTGGATTTCGTTTTTAACACGTTCCACAAAACTCATGGCCATGTGTGCCGGCATATTTCCAACGTCTACATAGAAAATACGTCTTTCTGGAGCACGTTGTATACGATAGATAATGATAGCATCTTCAAGCAATTCTTTCTGCTTGTAGACTTTGAACACTGATTCTAACAGACTGTTGCCAAACGGATAGTTATTATCCAGTCCTTCTGACAATGATAGATGAATAACATGTTTGGCATCAACTGTA